TTAAATCACCCTCTTTAACTAATATTGCCCTTGTTGTATCATCAACCGTTTTACCGCTTTTCGTTTTGTACGTTTTTTTCTTTCTCGGCTTCCACTTCTCAACACTTTTATCATCCCATCCTTGCTTGCGGAACGATGCCACAAAGAAAGTTTTAGCCGTGTTACCAACATCAACAATAGCCGCTTCCATTGCCTTGCGGGCTTTCTGCTCCGCTTGTTTTAGGTTGAATTTATTGCTCTTTGCCATTATGTCGGTATCGGTAAATTCCAATTCTTCTTTGCCATCTCTTTATCACCCTTTGCAATGTCAAAGTAGGGGTGCTTGCCTTTGCCCCTTTCTTTAAACACATAGCCATCAATGCCCGAATTCATACGAAACAAGGGCGGAACATCATCGGGCGGTGTAAAGTTGCTCATATTGCTTAATTCCCCCTCGGATAGTTGTATTACGGTACAACGGCAACGCCAACCGTTAGGTGGATAGTATTGCTTCCAAAAGGGGTCATTGATAGGTCTTATAATATTGTCAAGTTGCTGATGCGTTGGCCTTACTCTGCCATCACCAACCGTTTGATATTTCAACAACGGCAACACATCCTTGTCTATTTCTATGCGCTTCCAATCCGAGGCCATACGTGCCGATGCTTTGGCGGTTTGGTATTCGGCTTGTAAATAATCTTGATTGTACGTGCCAAATATCGGCTCTGCTGCTTTCTTAAACGCGTAAAAGTTTGACTTGTATTCATCAACTGCTAACAAGGCGGTCAATGCTCTCGTTTGCTGATACGTTTTCGCACCGCTAAACACGTAAATATTATTCAACAAGTCGGCAGTCAACACCTCATCAACTACGGGTGCAAGGTCGATGCCATCCTTTAAATATTTGGCCGTTTTCAAATAAATACCTTGCGGAAGTTGAGCAGGTGTTACGGCACCTATCCATACATCGTTTGAAAACTGATTAAAATCATTCTCATTGAACGGTGTCGGGGGGTCAACTTCCTTATCGATATTCACTATGTCGCAATACCCGCACATTTTATTTGTATAGGTTACGCAGTTTGTTTTCTACCTTAATAGCTTCTTCTTCTTCATCGGCTTCGGGCATTTCATCTGCTATTTCAACACCATATTTGTGCTCCAAATATTCGTGTTCTAACTTGATGCCTGCTTGTAAGAATGATACATCAATCTTTGCTTGCTCTGCTAATGGCAAACTTTCGCTTTCATCATATTTAAACGTGCATCCAGTTAAGTCAAAACCGTTACGGATCATCATTGGCACTAACTGGTCTTCAATGATGAACTGCATTTTTAACGTGTCTTGCTTTGCAATCATTTCGGCAACTGACTCGTGTACATTTGCAGAACCGCTGTAACTCTTTTCATCCGTGGTGCCTGTTTGACCTAATATTATTTTGCTAATTTCACTATTGCAACGCTCAACCATGTTATCAAACACTTGATACGCATCTGTTCGGCTTGCTTGCATCAACTCAATGTTATCGTTTAAATCTAACACCGCCCATGAAGCTACACCCATGTTTTTAAGCATATTTTCCATGTTCTTGCGGGTCATTTCATCACGAACATCGGTCTTGCCAACACGAATTGGTGAGCCGAATACCTCTGCAAACTCTGCCCATGCTGCCATTGCGTTTTTCTTCCAAATAACGTATGGTGCTAAATACATCATTAAGCCAAGGTCTCTTTTTTCGCCAACTCCAATACACCAATTGTTATACGGGGCTTCATCAAAGTGCTTGCCCTCGGTAACGGTTGCTGTATTGGTGCGTACCAAGCTAAATTCTGGTACTACGTAAATTCTCGGTATCAATTCAACACTTGAATACTTATCGTTAACTATTGCCCCGAATTGTACGCAGGAAAAACCCCAAAAGATACTATCAAGTGCTAAGTTTTGAAAGTCATAAAACCACTTTTGATTGAACAACGCTGTTTTCGCTTCATCACATTCGCCATCTGGGCCATACACCATAAACTTCTTGCACAATATCTTTGACTTACGTTGCAACATTGCACTTTGAACCTGCCCATCTAACACGATTTGCTGATACGTTTGCATCAACAGAAAACGGTTCGGGTACATCGGTGACTCTGCTGATTGCAATGCAATGTTAAAGCGTGTTGCATCTTGCCTAACACGTTGCAACTGTTGCTCAAAGTCAATCGTTTTGCGGATGTTGGCCTTTTGAGGTTGAGGTTTGTTAAAGTTAAATATATCGTTATACCAAGCCATTACTTAAAGAAATTATCTTGTTTATCTAAACTATTGCCGTAACGGATGCTAAAACCCTCACTATCTGCTGTGTTAATATTCAACACCTCGGCCGTATCTGTACCGCTTGCCCATCTATCAAGTTGGTCCAATGCTTCACGGTTGCGTTCAATTCTCAAATCGGGAATATTGCGCGGGTTAATACGTGCGTGCAAATTATACAAGGTCATATCCATTGCCAACTCAACAAACATTGGGTATCTGTTATCACCAACTGTCCAATAGGTTGCGTTAGTTGTGGCATATCCTATCATCGGTGTCCAATAGGCCGTTAAGGTCAATGCCTTGTTTGTGTTGGCTGTTAATGCCGTGTAAACAAAGCCGTTGTTATCGGTAACAATATCATCCTTTGCGTATTCGGTTGTCTTATCCCATCTGTTGAAGTCCTTAACATGTGTAATCACTTCACCTGCTATCACTCTGTCACGTGTACGGTAGTGGCGGCTGTTTGAATAGGCATCCATCGTGCCAAGTTCAATGTCAACCATATAACGCTGCACTAACTTGGTGCGCATACGTGAAATGGCCTTAACCTCGCTATCGTACAAGTTCTGTGGGTTATTCTCGGTAATTTGATTGAGGTCAACCGTTTGAATTATTGAAAGATAGTCGGAGGTTTTAAGAAATCGTGCCATGATGCGAAATAATAAATAAAAATTCGATATTGGGCAAATATGTAACTAAAATTAATTATGTTTGCGATAACCAAATCAAACTAACTATGAAAAAACTATTTGTTGCCACATTCCAATTAAATAAAAATGCATACACAAAACTTGTTTATGCATTAAATGAAGAACAAGTAAGGTTGTACTTTGAAAACATAAAACAAAAATCCTCTTTTAAACTTACTACAATTCATGAAGTAATTGATATTTCAGAACTAAAATCTTGATGCTGATTTCCATTCTGCATCTCTACCAACAACAACAAGCGGTTTGATGATGCCTGTTTGAAACCTTGCGTATTGCGATGGGAATACGGATGTGATTAAGTAGCGTGTTAAATCTACAATGTGACCATACGGTTGATAACTTACTTTGGTCACAGGATCGGTTACGGTTTTCTTGTCAACTTTACCATTCTTATCTTCTTTGGTATTCTCAAAGTCAAGTATTGCCACTCTGCAAGTTTCATCAACGGTAAACGATATGCCCTGCTCATTGTAGGCAAGTATCGCATTGAAGAAGTCAGCACTCGGGCGCACATTCGGGTTTGATTTGGCAACTCGCCTAATCGGTTTAACTTCATCAAGTTCGTTTATTAGTAAGCGGAATAGGTCAAAGCCCTTTTCTTGCTTTACATCATCCTTTTGCGAGGTGCTATCCCCACAAACATAAACATGACCGTTGTGCTTCCAATGCCGTAACCTTTGCAGTATTGCCCTGCCCATTGCTTTAACCGTATTGTCTGGGTTCTTTAACGCTATGCAATCAATCATTCGTATCTCGTTTTCATCACTCACTTGGAACACACCACAAGGGAAGTATGGGTTAACGTTTTCATCAAAGGAAAGCCAAACGGCAAGTGATGGATCATAAGTTACAATACCGGTATGCTTAACAGTTGACCAACTTTTGAGGAACTCGCCACCGAAATCGACCTTGCCCCATTCGCCAAGGACATAAACTTTGTGCAGGTTCGGGTTGGCTTTCACTCGCTCGGTTAAGTGTTTAATATAATCAGCATCAAGGAACGCATTGTCCTTGTACGTAGTATGCAACACATAAGTATCATCATCGGGCGCATCAAAGAACCTGCGCTTTAACCAATGTTGCTCCGATATTGGGTTGAAAGTGATTATGAATTGTTTATAGTTGCTTGTTTCGCCCCTTACCCTTAACTCTAATTGATTAAAGTCCAATTCATCTAACTCGGTTGCTTCCTCACACCAAACCGAAGTAATACCTGCAATAGATTTGATTTTCTCGGCATCATCCATCCCGGCACAAAGTATCTCGTTACCTGTTGGCGTATGAGTAAAGCGCATTTCGGACTTGTTGATGACAAACTCGGAATAAATATCGTATTCAAGTAACTTATCAATCAACAACTGATATATTGAATTACGTATCGTAGTGGCTACTTTACGGATGCACAATATACGATGATTGCGCTCGGTTGTGGTGCGCAGTATTATCTTTTGAATGGCTGCGATTGATTTGCCAGAGCCAATCAGCCCGCCCCGCCTTTCAATACCAAGTATCTATGTTGGCTTAAAAGTGCGGGGCGATAGCAGTTATTTATTTTCATTGTCTATAAATTCAACTTTCCACAAGCGTAACTTCTCACCTTGTGTTGTTAAATCAGCATTAACCGATGTTGGTATCAGTTTCGCTGCCAACTTGTAAAATTCAGTTGTGTTCGCTTTCGCCCACGTTGCCAAGTTTGCATTTTCATCCCCTTGCAGTTCGTTAAATGCTATCTCAAACGCTTCTTTAACCGATTTGGTTAGTTTGTTTTGCGCTCCTTTTGGTGTGCCTGTATTACCTTTTTGAAAGCCCATTGTAATGTATTTTCGTGTATTTTACACAGTTATCCACCGCAAAGTTACAAATTATTTCCGATAAATTCCAAGTACCACCCATGCCAACTCTCAAAATCCTTGGCAATCACGTACACACCACCAGCGCGTTCAATGTCTGCTTGGTACTTCTTCTGCACTTCGGATTGCCTATCCTTGCCTATTTTAACCTCCACCTTGACCGCTCGGCCTTTGATTGTGGCCGATAAATCTGCGCTTCCATTCGTTCCCGTACCTTTAATATACCGCCCCGTTCCCGCCTTGCGTGTTTGACCCATAACGTTCACATAGGTATAGCTTTCATCGACATATCGGCCTGTGTTCTTTATACGTTCGGCTTGCCATCCCTCTGCTTGCAGGAATGCTACAATGGCCTTTTCTAATCCGTTTGCAGTTTTGTCCGAATGCTTCACCGGTACAAGTGCATGCTCGGGGAAGTTTGGGTTGTCCCTGCGCTTGATTTCAAATAGGTAGTTGTTGAGGTCTTTGATTGTCATCGGTTGCAAATATAAGCATTGTTTTGAATGTCAAGAAAAATTACTTTTTGGATTATTACCGAATTATTACCGACTTTATTACTAAAAAATTACCACGGCAAACCCTTGCTACTACTATATTATATATATATATATATATATATATTATATATAGTAATAAAGAAATACGGAAAACTCCCACGTTTCTTATATTGCGAAAAAACACCGTAGTTATGTTCACTTTTTGCGAATTTATTACTTTGCTGAT